CGGAGCGTCTTTCTTCGCGATGAACGACGCGCCGTTGAGCGCAACGATCGCAAGCCGCCTATATTCGCGCTCGGGGTCATACGTCCCGACGGGGGCGGGCTGATCGGCGTCGAGCCCGTCGCGGCCCTTCGCGGCGATGCAGGTCCAGTCGGCGTGCGGCGGAGCCCGCCCGGTGTCCACTGATGCCTGATAGGTGGCGCCGTCGTGCGAGCACACCTCGCCCTCGTAATAGACGCGGTCCTCCCAAGCCTTGACGACCGGGAGCTTGCCGTCCTTGCCGTCCTGCGGCTTCGGGATCGCCGCGACGGCCTCTTCAACCATCGCGCGGACTTGGTCGACGTCAACGCTCGTCCCGTCTTCGCCATCTTTCGGAGGCGGGATCGCCGCAACGGCGGCGCGAACGACCTCGTCGACGATCGCGCGAACTTCCTCGGGCGCAGGCGTGACGCCATCCTTCGGTGCAGGAATGGCGCTTACCGCCTGCTCGACCATCCGCCGAACCTCATCCGGATCGGCGTCTTTGCCATGCTGGGCCGGCGGCAGAGCCGCGACGGCTTCTGCGATGATGGGGCCTGCGATCTCGCGCAGCCGCTCATCCGACGGCGTCTCGCCGTCCTTGGGCACCGGGATATTGGCGACCTCCTCTCGGATGAACTGGCGGACGAGATCCATGTCGGCGTCCTTGCCGGGCGCGGGCGGCGGCAGCGCAGCCACCGCATCAGCCACCGCCTTGTCGACTAGGGGCACGATCTCCTCAGCGGTAGGCGTGTGCCCATCCTTGGCCGCCGGCAATTTCGCGACCTCTTCGACGATCAGCGCGCGCACCACGTCCATATCGACATCAGCGCCGTCCTTCGGCGTCGGCAGCGCCGCAACAGCGCGCTCAGCCGCAGTGGCGAGAGCCGCGTCGTCAATCTGCGGCACGGGAATCTGGGCCACGCGCCGCGCGATCATCTCATCGACGCTGCCAGTCATGATCTCGACGAGAGCGCGCGCAACCTCTTCGGGGTCTGCGTCCTTGCCAGGCTGCGGAGCCGGCAACTCAGCGACGCGAGCCGTGATCTCTTCGGAGATCCTCGCGCGCGCCTCGCCAGCCGCCGCTGCAAAGGCCGAGCGAACGGCCTCATCGATCAGGGGGGCGACATCCGTCGGGGTGACGGAATCGCCATCCTTCACGCTCGCCAGACGGTCCACAACAGAGCGCTCGAGACGCTCAAACCGAAGCTCCAACTCCGCCGAAGAGCGCTTCAGATCGGAGAGCGCCGCATCCAGCCGAAGAGACGTCTCCCGGCTGATCTGCGAGGCAATGGCGCCGAGCTCAGCGCCCAGCACCTCAAGCGGCGACATCGCGGCTTTGGCCGAAGGCGCTGCGGAGCGCTGCGACTGCGCGAGCGGTGTCCTCGGGGTCGGGCTCATCAGCATTGACCTCATCCGCAGTCGGTTCGTTGGTCGGCTCGGCCGCCGGCGCCGTCGGCTGCATTTTGGCGCCGAACGAGAGCGGCACCACCTGCTGCTGGACGCGCGGCTCCTTGCCTACGCCGCCCGGCACCGCAGCAAGACCGAGTTCATTTCTCGCGTCATCCGGCGAGTGGATGCCGCTGATCGCGCTCTTCGCGAGCCCCTCGATCAGCTCCTTGAAGTTCGACCGCAGCAGAGCCTTGGTGTCGAACTCGAGATATTCGTCGGGCTGCCCCTTGAGCCCGAAAAGCGCGCCGATCGCCTCTTCGATGTGGTTCAGGCAGAAGCCCAGGCCAGATGCCTTCCACGACGACATAAGCGCCTCGGTCGAAGCGAAGGGCGTGGCGCCAACGCCGAGCACCTGCAGCGGCATCCGGAACGCCAGTGCGATCGCCTGGTCGGTGATCTTCAGCATGTCGGCGAGGCGCGCGTCCGCCGGCGACATCGACACCGGCTTGGCTTTCAGGCCCCAAGAGAGGATCGGCGTGCCGCCAGAGTTCTCACCCTGCGTCTGCTCTTCCCAGCGCTTGCGGAGATCCCTAGCTTGGTCGGGGGTGAGCTTCTCTTCCGTCTCGAGGATGAAGCTCGGCCGAGCTTGGTTGATGTAGAAGGCAACCTGTTGGTTCAGCGCCGCGCCGGCCATCGCCCGTTCCAGCGTCGTCGCCAGGATGGGGCTGATGCCTTTCAGCGGATGCTGGGGCGTGTGCAGCCGCAGATGCAGGACATCACGCGCCGGGATCGGCAGAGCGAAATCGAACCGGCGCTCAGCGACCTCGTTACCGCCCAACCAGTAGAAGATCGAGCCATCGACGCCGATCAGGGGCTGGCCGTGGCGCATGATGTGGGTCTCGACGATCTCGTTCCGGTTGTTCCGGATTGCCACCGCGAAAGCCTCGCCGCGCTCGTACATGCGCCGCGCCAGGTTCATCAGATGGTCGGAGATCGACTCGTAGTCGTTTGGCTTGCGCAGCCAGCGGGTGAGCGCCGAGTTGACCTGGCGCACGCGCCCGCCATTCGCCTCGGTCACCCAATGGTCACCCGGGCACATAGCCACGGTCTGGGCATAGGCCGAGATGCAGGCCTCGACCATCGCGCTCGATTCCCCGTAGGGATTGAGCGAGTAGCCCATTTGCCAGAAGTTCAGGAACTTGCCGGCCTTCGCCGACAGCCACCCTTCCGACAACAGATAGGGGCCCGGCCGATATGCACCTTCCGTGGTGGACTTCTTGGCCCACGACGGCAGCATCCGGGTGAGGAGATTGGCCAAGTCAGTCGGCCTTCGCGCCGCGGGTCTTGTAGCTGCCCCCGCGCTTCGGCTTGTCGGCAGCCATCTCGCGGGTGCTCTTCGGCGGCTCAGGCGCAGTCTCGGGCGCTTCCTTCGTCACCGGATCGGCGGCGGGCTTCGCGGCCTTCTCCTTCGCGGCTGCAGCCTTCATCGCCTCACGCTCCTGCGCAGCAGCGGCACGAGCCGCATCGGGGTCATCGACGCCACGCGAGCGCGGCACGCCGGCGCGGATCGCCACGGGCACGCCGCTGGAATGGACCAGACGTCCGGTCTCGTCGGCAGAAACTTCCGCCGGATCGACGACCTCGTCATCTTCAAGGACCAGCCACGTCTCGCGCATCGTTCTCACTCCTGTCGGGAAGGGAGCAGGGGCGACCGGAGCCGCCCCTGCGGGCATCACTTGCCGTCGTCGACGATGATGACGAAGGTGCCGGTCTTGGTGTTGCCGCCGGATGCGATCGCGATTTTGACGCGGTCGCGCGCCAAGGCGATGCGGTCCGCGACGGCCGTCCCACCCGACGCATACAGGGCTGCGACACCTGCCTGGGAATGAGTGGGCTGCCGCGGCGACTTGATCGCGGCGGCGTTCACGTTTTCCTCGGTCCAGAGCGACTGCGCCGTCGCTTCAGCGGTGATCGTGAAGTCGACCCCGTCCGCGAAGTCAGTCTTCTGATAGGCGATCGAGTGCACGTACCCCGAGAAGAAGGGGCTGTATGCGGTGGCCGAACCGTCAGCAGCGGTGGTGACAGGGACGCTGAACCTGCGAATGGTCATTGGGGTATCTCCGGGTTGACAGGTGTCACCGCCCTCCTCGGCAACGAAAAACGCGCCACCATGCGGCAGCGCGTGACGCTCTGAGGTGAGGGAAACCTCAGAGTAGAAGGCCGATGGATTTCGCGAAGGCGATCGGATCACGCGCCGATTTCGTCTGGTTGCACGGCTGGCACAGGTATTGAAGGTTCGAGCGATCGTTCGACCCGCCAGCCGCCAGGGGCTTGATGTGGTCGACGTGCTTCTTGACCTTCTTCAAATCCATCCGGCAGTAGGCGCAGCGGCCCTTCTGAGCCGCGAAAATCTCGGCGAGATCGGCCGGCGTGTGGGAGCCGCCCGATTCTTTCGCCGCCGCCCGCCGAGCGCGGCGGTTTATCCGTGAATACTCGCGCGCCTTTTCAGGATGGGCCTTGGCCCAACGCTCTGCGCTTAGAACGCATGATCGGCTAGAATTGGGGTTGGCGCGACGGCGCTCCATCACTCGATCCTTGTTCGCCTGGAACCACGCGGCTTTATAGGCCTTGCCTTCAGGCGTGCGCCCGCGCTCGCGCTTTGCCGCGTTGTCTTTCTCGCGATTGGCGGCCCTCCAAAGGCGAAGGCGTTCCCGTTCGGCACTCTTGTCCCGCTTATCATGCGCAATGCGCGCCCGCTGCCGCTGGCATTCCATGCAGCAGGTATTGACAACCTGCCGCTCCGCGACATGCCCGTGGACGCACTCCTCTCCGGTGAAATACCTTTTCAGCCCTTGCGCACGGGCTTCGTCTCGCGAGATAATCGCGGGAGCCATATCGAACCTCACTCGTTCGCATTGGTCAGAGCCGGGCGGCTGTTTCCAGCAACCGTCCGGCTCGCTTTTTATACCGCTACTTCAAACAGTTATCAATAACTCGTTTGGTCGATCCAGTTCACCATGGACGGGCGGCCGACAACCCACGACACGTCCATCAGCATGCGAACGCCGATGGTCGCGGTCTGGTAGAACGAGCGAACCGGATCGGCCGTGGTCGGGCCGGTGCCGGACACGATCTCGAGCGGGGTCGTGTCCTCCATGTGGACCGTCGCGGTCTCGTTCACGTCGAACTCCGGTGCATCGCCGACGGCGGTGTAGAAGTCCGAATTGCGGATCGCGATCAGGCGGCCGGCCGTGGCATAGGTGGACTCGACCAGCGTGACGCGCTCACGGATCGGAGCGAACCAGTTGGTGCTGTTGTCCGGGCCGTCCATCATCGCGATCGAGAGGCCCTGAGCCGGGTTCATGATCACGGTGATGTTGTCCGCCGCGTTGGCCGCGATGAACGGAGCCAGAAGGGCCTTGAAGTCCTCCTTGACCGCGACGTGGTCGCCGCCGCCGTAGCCGGACCCGACTGCCGACACGCCGTTGAGCAGACCGGCCGGACGGGCGGTGCTGGACGCGGTCGCGTCGAGCAGAGCGGCGTCCAGCACCGAAGCCGTGTCTTCCAGGATGGCCTGGCGGACGATGGCCTCGATCGCCGGGGTCGAACGGCGGGCCAGTTCACGCGAGAAGGGGACGATAACGCCCATCTTCTTGGGGGTGAGCTCGGCGGCCGCGGTGGTGATGCGGCCGACACGGATGGGCGAGCCTTCCGCGACGAAGCCGCCGCCGGCACCGCCAGCCGTGCGACGCGGCAGCTTGATCGTGCCGGTGCCGTCGAAGCTCAGCCCGACGCCGCGATTGCGGAGTTCGGGATAGATCGACATGCCGGTCAGCGCCTGCAGGAAGCCGGAGTTCACGGTCTGCAGAAGCTCGGAAGCCCAGCCGGAAACGGTGGTCGTGCCGATGGTCTGGTCGGCCTTGGCGATGATCGAGGTGGCCTCATGGCCCGGGTAACGCTCCTCGAGAACCCGGTCGAGGGTCTTGTCGCCGCCGCCGAAGGCGCGGATGCCCTGGACGACCATGGCGCGGACCAGCAGGTCGAGCGGCTGCACGTCCTTCTGCGGGAAGCCGAGCGGGCGGCGGTTCACGGCCGGGGCAGCGACGCCGCCAGCCGGGGCGGCGTTGAGGCCGATCAGCGACTCCGAGCGCTTCATCGCCGTCAGCGTGGCGGTGTCGCGCTCGATCTGGTCGCTGAGTTCGTTCACGGCGTCCGCGTCGAACTCGGCAGCGCCGTTCAGTTCGGTCAGGCGGTCCTTCTTGGCGACGAGTTCGTTCTCCGCATCGACGATGCGCTGTGCGAGGGTCTTCATGACGGGTGTGCTCCGGTGAGGTGGGGTTTGAGCGGCTTTCACGCCGGTTGCCGCCAGATCCCGACGCCTCGTTTCGGCATGCTCGCCAAAGGCCAGGGACATGGTTTCGGTGGAGAGATTCAGGGACTTCGCCAGTTGAAGGGCGGAGGGATTGGCGGGGACCGAGACGAGCGAGGTCTCAAGGAGCTCGGCGCGGATGTAGCGCTGGCCGGCGTAGGGCTTCTCCTTGTCGAGAGGCTCCCACTGCAGCGGCTTGAAGCCGACGGAGACGGCGCGCAGGATGCCTTGCTCGACCAGGCTGATCAGTTCGTCGATGCGAGCGCTGGTGCCGCGGGCCGCCAGATTGAGCTTTGCGACCAGCCGGCCACCCTCGACCCGCACATTCGACCACGTCCCGATCGGGAACGACGACGAATGACCGAACAGCGCGATGGGGTTCGACTTGAAGCGCTTCAGATCCCAGCCATTGGGCTCGACGACGTCGCCGTAGCTGTCCTTCGTGGCGTCGGACAACACGAACTCGAGGCCGTCGCCAGCCTTGGCGACAGTCTTGCGGACCATTTGCATTTCAGTGGTCTCCGATCAGGCGATCATCGCGGCAACTTCAGCGCGCGGGGCTACCTGGGGGTTGGTGGCCATCAACGTGACGGCATCGAACATCGCCATGGCGAGGTCGATCTTCTTGTCGCCGGCGCTGATCTTGACCGGGCGGATGGCGGTCGCGGTCGGTTCA